ATTTTAGCTTTACCATCAAGGGCGATGAAGATCGCTCGTTCTTTGATATCCCGATGATAGGTGGAAAATAATGGCAGAGAACTATTCATTCGTAATTGACCAGGGTGCTGATTGGTATCTTAATCTCCAGTACAAAGACTCTGCTGGTGCTGCTATTAACCTCACAGGCTACACAGCTGCGATGCAATTTCGTCTAACCACTTCAAGTACAACAGCTGCTATCAGCCTCACCCAGGCATCAGGTATCACAATCACTGGGGCAACTGGAACTCTGGCTATCCGCGCAACTGCGGCTCAGACTGGTGCGCTCGATGACTCAGCCAAGTACGACTATGATCTTGAAATCACCTCACCTGCTGGAGTAGTCACTCGCCTTATTCAGGGCGTGGCTAGTGTTAGCTCACAGATTACTCGATGAGCGATCTGATAGTTATCCAGCCTCAAGTAACTGAACTAACAGTCACCGAGGATGTTAATCAAGTAGTCGTCTCATCTGTAGGCGTTCAAGGTCCTGCTGGTGCAACTGGTGCAACGGGCGCGACAGGCGCACAAGGCCCATCAGGCGTCATTGCTGTAACTGCTCCGATCACTAACTCTGGCACTTCAACATCTGCCAACATCGGCGTATCTGCTGGATCGACTTCTACTGCTGGAGTCCTTCAGCTCACAGATTCAGTAGCCTCAACATCGACGAGTACAGCTGCAACTCCTAATGCGGTTAAGACTACTTATGATTTTGGAAATAGTATGGTCTTGCCATTTGTATCGGGCAATTACTATCGTGGCGTCGGAGTAAACTCATCAACCCAAGCAGCAAGTGCGAATGTAACTTACTACACGCCATTCTTTGTGCCTGTAACAACAACCTTTGATCGTATTGCTATTAGATCAGGAACGTCATTTTCTGGAACTGCATCCGTAAGATTGGGAATCTACAATTCGACATCTGGATTACCTTCAACTGTGCTTCTTGATGCTGGGACAGTATCGGCTACTGCATTTACCACAACCTACACAATCACAATCAATCAGCAATTGACTCCCGGGGTTTACTGGTTAGCGGCAAACTCACAAACTGCTGCTACAACCAATACTTATCTTGGTATAGGCTCAAATGGTGCAGGAACATTTACAGGACAACCATTGAGCGCAGCCTTTGCAACAATTTCGTATTACACTCAAGGTTCTGTTACAGGTGCTTTTGCGACGGCAACTTCTTTAAGTGCTGGAGTTTTATCAGGTGGCATTTTCACATTTTTAAGGGCGGCATAATGGGAAAACTAATTACTTACGGCATCGGCGGCTACGACCCAACCAAGCCAAATAACAACATCGTTGAAGAGATCGAACTACCAGATGAGGAGCAGGAATAATGGAAGCAATTATCTACGCAACACTAGGACTTATTGCAATTCCTGTGATTCGTACAGCGATCAAGTCATATCGGGCTAAGAAGGCCGTTGGCGAGATCGTGGCAGATGCACTAGAGGCGGCAGTCGATACTGTCGAAAAGAAGAAATGAGCCAGTCGGATTTCTTCACTCTCTACTTCGCCAGTCTTGCCGTAGTCGGTGGGCTTGCAGGTTATGTAATCACGCATCTTCTGTCTGAAATTAAGCGACTTAACTCGCGTGTCGATGAGATCTACAACATACTCTTAGAGCGATAATTTTTACCATGGCAAGAAAGAAAGTCATCGATCTCGATACTTACTCACAGCTTGATCAATACGCTATCTGTATGCATGAATTCTATAAGAGTCTCAGGCGAGCAGGTTTTGCCGTTGATCTATGTCTGGCGATCATTACAGATCGTGAGTCGTATCCTGACTGGCTTATGCCATCGATCCCCGACCGAGTGGATCGCCTACCCTACGAGGACGACGACGAGGATTAATGAAGCGAATAGTCATAGTGAGCGACCTACAGGTTCCGTTCCACGATAGACACGCAGTTAAGAATCTAGCCAGTTTTATTAGCAAGTTTAAGCCGCACGAGGTAGTTACCATCGGCGACGAGATTGACTTCAATACCATCAGCAAGTGGGCAGAAGGGACGCCAGAGGCTTATGAGCAGACTCTTGGAGAAGATCGCGATGAGGCTGTTCAGGTACTTTACGATCTCCAAGTAACCCAGATGATTCGATCTAATCACACAGATCGTCTCTATAACCAGATCATGCGTAAGATTCCGTCATTCCTATCTTTGCCAGAGCTTCGATTCGAGAAGTTTATGCAACTGGATGAACTAGGGATCACCTTCCATAAGAAGCCGTATAACATCGCCCCGGGCTGGATTGCAGTCCACGGCGACCACACCCCTATCAAGTCACAAGGGGGCTTATCGGCCTTGGAAGCCTCCCGTCGCCACGGTAAAAGCGTAATTTCGGGTCACACGCACAGGGCTGGCAGATCATCGTTCTCAGAGGCCTCTGGAGGCCGTATAGGGCGTGTTCTGCATGGCGTCGAAGTAGGCAATCTTATGGACTTTAGCAAGGCCTCATATACCAAGGGATCAGCTAACTGGCAACAAGCCTTCGCCATCATGTACGTCGATGGAAAGAACGTCCAAGTCGATCTGATCTATCTGGAGAAGGACGGCACATTCGTAGTCTCAGGCAAGCGGTATGGACGACCTAGATAACGACCTAAGTCGGGACATCGATGACCACATTGATGACGCAGAATCGTTACCATTTCGTTATCTTAATTTCTAGATTTTCCCCCTTAGGGCATGAGACAGTAGAGCCATGAACGAAGGGCGTTCATAGAAAAGGGCTCAAAATGTTTGATCCATCAGTAGGTGATTTTATGGTCATGATTGCAATGGCGGTTTTGTACTTCCATGTTGGCCGTATTGTCGGCATGAGGATAGGGTATCTCAAAGGACGTAAGGCAGTCCGTGAATACTACGAGACAAGAGACAAGGTGAGAGTGTGAATGCAAGTGAGTTCCTCAATGAAGCAAAAGCAACAATACAAGACCGTGGAATGGACTACGGACACCCGTCAGACAATATGTCCAGAACAGCACGACTCTGGTCAGCATTCCTCGAGATGCCTATTAGTGATTATCAAGTGGCGTCATGCATGGTCTTGGTCAAGCTCGCACGGAGTATGGAGTCGGGAAAAGTCGATACATACATCGACGGTGCAGCCTATATGGCAATAGCAGGGCAACTACACACAGAGGAGAATGAGCTCTATGTTTAACCTAGAAGATTACGAGACAGTCGAAGAACGTCTAATCAAGTTTTGGAAGGATCACCCAGATGGCCGTATTGATACTAAGATCATTGAGGCGAGTGCTACGCGCTTTATCGTTCAAGCTTACATCTTCAGAACTGAAGTGGATCAACATGCTTGGTCTTCTGGACTCGCAGAAGAAACTATATCGGGTCGAGGCGTCAATGCGACTAGCGCACTTGAGAATGCTGAGACTTCCGCGATTGGTCGTGCATTGGCTTCTGCAGGTTACGCTACAAAAGGAAAAAGACCTAGCCGCGAAGAAATGAGCAAGGTTGCAAAGGCCAATGAAGTAAAGGCTACGATCGATGAAGTAAAGGCTAAGATGGCAGATACATCTGGCACTTACGTTCCAGTAGTAAAGGAAGAAGATCCATGGACTATCAACACAGCGACTATGCCGCCCACAATGGGGGAAGCCGTTGCGACGGTGAAAGAAATCATTGGCGGCCAGACCGAGAAGGACATTCCTCGATGCCAGCATGGAGACATGATCTGGAAGACGGGCCAGAGTAAAGCTGGCAAGCCATGGGGTCACTTCAAGTGTCCTTATGCTGTAACTGGTGAACTTACTCGATGCCCATCACCTAACGATGTAATCTGGTACGAGATCAATAAAGAGGGCGCATGGCAACGACAGAAGGCCAGAGCATGATAAAAAATCCATGGAACAGGAAACTAACAAAGAACTGGCACGATCAATATAAAAACTCTGTTTTTGCAGATTTTCTAGATATCAATGCAACGCTGACTCATAGTGAAAGAACTGTGTGGTTAGCCTGTCTATTAAAAGTTCAAGATATCGATTCTTTAATTATCTATCTCAAAGCTGAGAAAGCGAGAAGGTCATAATGGGACGTTTACAATTCATGAACCAAGATGGTGAGTGGGAGTCATTCCCAACAGATGACGAGATCCAACGATCTAAAGAAGTCCAAGCGATCTTAGAAGAGTTTACTTTCACGACTAGATGCTGCATCTGTAATGAGTCAATTGCTTACAAAGACATCAGAGTAAATCTGGTCAATAAGAGCTGGTCATGCTCTAAATGCCACGCGGTCAATGGCCTCACAAAGCCGTAAATACCGGGGATTCTCGACTGAGCGAGTGGTCGCTAGGTTCC